CTTGCATCAGCTTTATCAATTGTATCACTTACTGATTTAGCTGTAGTGCCTAAGAAGTCATCACCTGCACCTTTTGAATTAGCCATCATAGCCATGCCAAAATCTAAAAGATTTCGTGGTGCGGTACTGTCTTTGTCGGTAAATTTATCCCATTGTTTTTTAAAGAATCCTCTTTTATCTAATTCTTTAGGAAGTTTTCCACCTGCTTTTTTTTGTTTATCACTTGGGCCACTTGTATCATTACCTCTGTTATTAGATTTTCTTTGTTCATCATTCATATATTCGACTGATGTATTTTTTTTAGGTGCTTCGTATTTTGCCCCTGCATTAAAATTGTCTTTAGAATAAACTTCTTTCATTGCTTCTGCATATTCGTCACTACCTGGAACTGGTGCAGGATTATTATTTTCATAAGGATTAACTATTCTTCTTGATTTAGCTTTTTCCATCATGGCATTATACCCACTGTTGGCAGCGTCTTTTAATGGTTGAAACTGTTCACTGAGAGGTTTAAAACCTTCGTTGAAATCAGGATCGTCTGGTCGAGCGTAATGAAAAAAAGGTACTCCATATTGTTCTTCAAATGCAGATTTCTCTTTATCATTATTAACTAGACTTTCAAAATATGTTACTTGATCTCTATTCATTATTAATACCCTCCTTGTTGACTTTGCCCATACATTCCGCCTGCACCAATTAATGATGCAAAGGCTCCAATGTTAGATGCCAAATTATTGTTACCAGGACCGTAAGTTGTTTGCGTAGTTGGATACGCTGCTCCTGTTAATGCTCCTTGGCGAATTGCTAAGTTACGCAATGGATAATCTCTTTGTTGTAAGAAATCATTGTACTTATAATCTTCACCCATTTGAGCAAATTGTTGATTGGCTGCTCCAACAGATTGACCTGCAAGTAAAGCCTTCATTGCTTCTGCGTTCTGTGCGCCTTGCATTTGACCCATCATGCCGTAGGCTTGATTACTTAAACCACGATTTTGTAATTGAGCCGCTTGATTGAGTTGGCCAGTCTTCATTAAGTTAGCAATGTTTTGTTGATCAGCACTCATCTGACTTGCACGGTCTTGATTAAATTGTTGTTGTGCATTTTGGAAACCTTGATTTAAAGTTCCAGATAAGAATTGATTGACTTGATTATTTGTATTTTGTTGTAATTGCGAATTTTCTAGTGCCGTTCTGTTATTACCAAATGCACCTCGTGCAGCTTGTCGTCTTCTCAATTGTGCTTGTGCATCCGAACCTTGCTGATTGATTGTTTGCAATCCTTGATTAATAACTTGTTGCTGATATGGATTCATGTACTGAGCAGCTTGTTGTGCGCCAAACTGTTGTGACGTAATTGAATTAGGATCAGCAAGAGTCATAGCACTAGAGCCAGCATTACCCGCAATACCAGACATGGCATTAGTATAGTTCTGACTACCTGGTGCTGTATAATTGCCACTGGCATCATACATATTTTTTAAGTAATCAGTGCCTCGTGTTTGTAAAGCGTTCTGAGCTGCAAATCTTTTAGTCGGATTTGCATTTTCATAGTTTGTATATGGCGTTCCTGCAATTGTATCCGCCATTGTAATATTTTTTTGTGTCGCATCCTTTAACCAATCAGGTATCTCTGTTGCCTGAACTGAAATGGGATTTTGACCTCCGCCACCCATGCACATAATTGTATCTCCTTATAATTTTGTGGTGTAAATACCGCCTGCTCGTGTAAAGCCTGCTTTATTGAAAAATTTATCTTTTGCTTCAACATGTCTGCCGTCTAAGACTGACATAATTAAAGGTTGTTTGTGTTTGTTAGAAAACTTTTTTAGTTTTTTTAAAAGTTGTTGACCGACCCCTGTATGTTGTACAGAGGAGTCAACGTAAAAGAACGCATCAAATAATGCACCTTCATCTGAGAACCACATGTTATTCCAATAACAACCGATAGTGCCATTGAGAATGCCTTGTTTATCTTGACTGACCCAACACATTTTATTAGTAACATGTTGAGAGATATATTTAACGGCACGTTCTTGATTGATTGCTGGATAATCTGTACTCGCTTCGGAGTGCATCTTTTCCAACAAGATGAAGATATCAATCACATCTTCTTGAAGGGCTAGTCTTATCATTATTCGTAATTGTAAATTCCTCCAGTGACATCTCTATTTAAAGGATCATTCACTAGTTCTTGTAGTTCTACTTCAGTTAGTTGTACTAACGGCTTATTAAATTTAGCTAGTGCTGCCGCTTGAAGTTTTTTCTGTTGATCAGAAGCGTCTTGAGTTGCCCCTGCGGTTACTGAACCTCCAGCTCCTGATATTGCTGAGTTAACACCTACAGCACTAGTTGTATCAAATTTTGGAATAACATTAGCACTATTTGCAGCACTGCTTACAGCATCGGCTACTGTACTACCAGGGCCAAACATATTAGCTGCCGCATCGGCAGTACTAATGTCAGTCATTGCTGTAGTAGGATCAATAGTATTACCCGTAATAGGATTAACACCACCTGTTGATCCACCACCCATAAAGGTTGAGCCAGACGCCATATTACCAACACCAGTCAAACCACCTGAAACTACTGCTCCAGTTAAACTTGAGTCATGATCATTACCCACCGCTCGGTTAGCGGTATAGTTAACTGCCGCTGCTCCTAATGGATTAGCCATTAATGCAGGTGCCAAAGTAGGCATAAACATTGAAGCTGCAATCGGTAAAACAGTTCTTAACATTTTATTTTTCTTAATTTTATTTCTAGTTTTTTTAAGTCTTTTTCTTAAACCGCTAAAAAAATATTCAGGGTTACCTGTAGTTGGGTTAATTTTATTATCTGCCATTCCCACAACAAACTCTAAAGGGTTCATGCCTGCACTTTCAAATGCCTCACTCACAGCTACTAAAACTTTTTCAGTTTGTGCATCAAGTGGGATTACAATTTCTCCAGGGGTTAAGTGTCCTAAAACACTATCTCCACCTCGGCCTGTTTGTTCTGCAAAAGCCTGCATGTTTGGGTTCATGCCTGCTTGAGGGGCTTCTTCCCCCGGTTGTGGCATCATGGTTGGTGCCATGCTCATATTATCTATTGCCATTATTTTAATACTCCTCGGTTTTTTAAATCTGCAATTAGTGTTGCCACTACATTTGCTAGTTCAGTTAAAGTTGTAGTTGACACATTATAAGTTCTAGTGTCGGTTGAATTACTAGTAACGTAAGGTTCTTTATTCACTAAAGATAACTGTCTTACGATCTCTTCTAGTTTTGATGATACGTCATTGGTATAACGAGTATCGTATTGATCAGGTGCTGAACCTAAAAATATTCCTCTTTTTGCCATTACCTACGTCTTCCTGCAGGAGCAATATCAATTCTGTTTTTACCCATACGATAGTGTCCACCAAGAACATTACTTTGTAATTTAAATGACAAAGTTCTGGCGCTGTTACGCATATCAATTTTTTCTGTTGTTGGTGAAATAGCGTAAGGACCAATAGTTTCAATTGATGAATTAGGCTTATCTTTTAAATCTACTGTTAATAAAATGTCACCTATTTGGTCTTCAAAGTCAGGTACCCATCCAAATAAATCTGTAATTTGTTCACCGTCTGCAATATCAAGTGGTGCTGTTTGTAAAGTGCAATCCATTGCTGACCCATCGTCATCTTTACCTAACTCGTGTTGGTAAATATAACTTACACCATCTTCATTAGCAGCTAGTGGATAAGGCCAAGTAGGTGCGTCAATCCAAGCTGATCGATCCATTGTACCAACTGACCAAGTGCCTTCTTTCATATTATAAATAACATAACGATTATTAAATGTAGAATTTGCCGTTGGGTAAAACCACCATACTTCATCGTGTTTTGAATTGTGAGCTGCAAACACTTTTGATCTTTGATCAAAATTAAAGTCATCAAAAACAAAACGCTCAATTGGGCTAGAGTTTAATTTTTTAGCATAACCATCATACATAAAGAAGTTTTGTTTAGTCATCCAAAAGGACATACCACCAACTTCAACCGAGGCTTTGGGAGCAATTAATCCACAGTTGGTACCTACAATGTTAAAATTAAAAACTAATGTGTCGGCTGTAAACTGCATTAAGAAAGCAGTTGTATCAGACCATAATAAAATGTTTCCACCTCTTAATCTTTTACCACCGACCATAATCGTACCGCCTGATAGTAAATTCGAGCCAGCGTCATTATCTGAAGCTGCGGTCCATTGTGTAAAGTCTTCTTGATCAGACCAAGATACTTTCATTGGATCTCCATCTGCACCAAAACAAACAAGGTGTCTTTGTTCTGTTACAACAATGCCTTGATTATTATCTGGTGTATTAGCACTAACAATTTGTGAAGTGTCAGTTGATGCGTCATAATAATATGGTCGGTCACCACTAGGACAAAATATTAAATCTTCCCCCCAGTTATCCATGGTAAAAGTCTTTAATGCAAGTGTAATGCCAGTACTGCCTGTACGAGGAGTGCCATAAGTACCTTGGTTCCAAGTACCTGTACCATAACCGAACGAAGCAAACGCTGAAACATTACCAACAGCCATGTAGTAATAATAATTTAAATTACCACTATGTGTTCCTGAAGCATTGGCATTAGTTGCTGAAGTTACAATATAATTATTGGCATCAGTTACCGCAGTTACTTGAAAGTCACCATTTAAAACTACATTGTTAAAAGTAACATTAGTTAATTTAATCCAATCGTTCTCAGCTAAACCGTGAGTGCTATCAGCAATACTAACTTGGTTTGATCCGTTAGTAGTAGTGACGGCATTGGTTAATGTACCTGTGCCATTAATACGATAGGGTGTACGATCATTTAAATAACCATTTTTATAAATATAAAATCTCTCCGTAGTTATAGCGCCAATTAAATCTGTTTGATCATTAGTTGACCATGCAGCCAACGCCCTAGGTGTACCTGTTAAACTTTGCGTTGATAACTTTGACCATCCACCAATTTTTTCAGGTTGACCATTTTTAAAACGAATTTTATCAGCGTCAATAAATCTACCTTCAGATGAATATTCAGTTTCGTCTTTGACGACTCCAGGGGCAAATTGTATTGGTTGTAATGTCATTACGCTGTCCTCTTCCACATATAAACTACAATATACGGTGGCATGTTGTTGTGTGCAGCATCTCCGCCTTCTGATGCAGCTCTTAAATCTAAAGCACTGGTAGCTTGATCGCCACCAAGATAACCATTTAAGCCACCCCCACCATGATCATCTGTAAAACCGCCATTAAATCCTCTAGGGTGTCTATGGCTTGGCATTTCATTAATAGTAAGTTGATGTGTTTTTGCTCCACCAGTTTCTTCTGGACTATTAAAATCAGAATCACCACTATCAATACCAATTGGCATCCTACCAGCACCAAACGATGTCCATGTACCAAAACCTAAAAGTGAACTAGGGTTAGTTGAATTAGTTGCATTCATATAAATAGACCCTACTGGGTATACATTTGATAATGTATTTTGAGGCACAGTACCTGAACTTAAATTACTTGCGTTTAAAGATGATCCATCTATTTTATTATTTATTTGAGTTTGGATTGCTGTAGTGACCCCATTTAGATGTTGAAATTCTATATTTGAAACTGAGCCATCAGCAATTTTTGATGCGTCAATCGCTGCACTTGTATTTACATCAGCGTTAACAATTGATCCATCAACAATAGATGTAGTAATAGTTGGGTTAGATGAAAAATCAGTAGCAACCGAACCACTAACAACTCCACTTAAAGTAATTGTTTTACTAGAAGAAAAACTATTAGCAGGACTGGTTGCCTCAACTATATTTGAGCCATCACCGTAAACAATACTTTTTTGCCCTTGCGTAATAACTACGCCTGTTCCTGAATTAGTTTTAAAAGTTAAAGTATAAGAGCCACTAGTATTATTAAATATAATGTATGGTTTAGTGTCATTGGATGCAGTTTTAACATCTATGTTGCCACTTAATGTTCCTTGAAATTCTATTATAGCAAAGGCAGATTCAGAATCTGATAATGTAACATTAGAGCCACCACCTACATCTTTAAGTAAACGTTGAGCAATTGATTTATCAATTTGATCAATAGTTCCGTTTAAGAGATTACCCCAATTGTTAGGTTCAGAACCAATATCAGGTTTAACTAAATTCAAATTTGAAGTTACAGTAGTAGTCATGAAATTCCTTTACGTTTTAATAATGTAATTGACACAAAGATATGGATTTAACACGCTAGTATTTGAACCAGTAAAAGTAGGTGTTGTAGTGTTACCACTAAAAGTTGATGAAGCTGTTAAACCAGTTGAACTATGGGAGTGAGGTTGATTTGATCCACCAAGAGGAACACTTGCTTTATTATAAGCTGCTCCACCACCAGAAGAAGAACCTCTGTTAGCTGGTGATTCTTCTATCTTAACAGATTCGTTTGTTTCTAAGGTTATGTTAGGTAATTGAGCTTGAGTAATAGCATGACCTGCTGTATTACCACCAATACTTGTTGATACTGAACCTGTTGGTGTTATTGAGCTTACTGAACCAGTGGGAGTTATTGTAGCAGATCCATTAGTGTCTCCTAAATTATCACTACTACCTTTACCTCTTGGTACTCTTTCTTGAAAATTTGGTAGACTAAATGTTAAAGCACCTGTGCTACCATGAGTTGTTCCAATTACTGCAAATAAAGCAGAGTAGGTTGATCTAGAAATCTCAGTACCATCACATAATAAATATCCGCTTGGGGCAGAAGTGCCAGCAAACATTGATATCATTCCAGTTGGCATTGGATCTATTCCAAAAGAAGTACTAATAGAAGCATTACCATTAGAAAAATTAGCTGTTCCAACGACTGCCCCTGTTAGTGCAACTGTTGCGTCAGCAACATTAGCAGGTGTCCAAACGGCTGTAGCTGCATTGCCTGCAGTAGTAGCGATGTAAATAATTTTATTAGAACTATCTACGCATACTTGGCCAATAAAATCTGCGGCAACATTACTATTAGGGTCACCTGCAAATCTTAACCCAATAGCTGCATCGATTGCATCTAAGTTACTGTTGAGTGTATTACCCCATGAGTTAGCTTGTTCACCTGGACCTGGTTTTTCAAGTGTTAGGTTTGAAGTAAAAGTTGATGTCATAAATTATTTCCTAATCAGTAGCTACGGTTAATAAGGTGCCTTGTCGTTCAAAGTCACTTTCACGCATAGCTTGGTCTATTTCTGCCACAACAATTTGCATCCAATATGCTTTTTCAGCATCGTCTTTTAGATACTCATTAGCAAATGCACAAGTTGCAGCTAGTAACATTCTTGGGTATCTTTTTGTTAAAAAGTTTTCTGGATTAGATGAAGTTAAAGCGGCAGGTTCATTAAAATAAATCATTTCATAATTGTAGACAGCATTGGCTACTAAATTGAAATTGATGTTTGAACCGTCTGTATAATATTGAGTTGGTACGCCTGTGGTGCGAGTATTGCCTGATGAGTAAGTAATTGATGCTTGTAAAACTTCTGGTAGTTTTCGTGTTAAAACTGAATTATTAGCTCCAGTTAATTTTACTTGTTTTGCAGCTAAATAATCATTTGGCAAAGCCACCGATGATGCACCAGCACTAATAGTGCCACTAACAGTTGTGAGTTGATCTCTTAGTCTAAGTCTACGATATAGAAATGCTTCTGCTTGACGGATTAAAATTGCAACAGGAACATTCTGATTGACAAAATTACGAAGACTTCCTTCAGTAGATTTATCCGCAGTTAATTGATGATAATTCATTTAAGTTCCTCTGTTAATTTGGGATAGACCCAGCTTACGCTGGATCCATTCCGTCTGAGCCAGTGTCTTTGACTTTACCCATTGGTGTGTAACCTTTGTCTAGTAGTGACTCAGATTTACCATCCAATGCTTTTTTATATCCATGAGGATTAGAAGGAACTGAAGTTCCTTTACCTAATGCATCCCCACCGATGTCTTGTGTATTTGATCTGATTGCATTGCTGTAACCAGTTGTATCTTTCATTCCATATTTTGGCATGATGTGTTCTCCTAATTAAAATTAATTATCGTTCGTTAGCAAAGTAACCACGATCTATGAAACCTGTGTGGTCGTAACCTTTTAGTCTTGCACCTTTAGGATCGTTTTCCATGTTCTCAGTGCTATCTTTAACGCAATAACCTTTGTCATGATCCAAGTCACTCTTGTTCATTACGCCAGTCATTTGATTCTTATCGAATTTCTTTTTTTTCATTTCCATGATGATGTCCTTATAAAAATGGAAGGAGTGCCATAAGCACTCCCTCCAATTGGTATTATGTAGCGGAATCCCACTTCACAATTCTAGCTTGTGCAGCTGTATCGTGAACTAGACCAAAGCCACCTAGGTAGTACCATGCGATACCTCTAGAACGACCATAGTCAGTAGGAATTTTACCACGCATTTCTTCAGGTATTGCAATTGCTTCGGCTACAGTATCTGCACCAAAGAAATAACAAGCATTAGATTTGCCGTTAGTAAATTCTCCTGCTGGAGTTCCGAATCCACCTTTAGCAACATTTGTTTGCTCGATGAATCGTACGTTCTCATATCTTCCAATTTCGCCATTCATGATCATTTGGAAACCACCATCAGTGTACTGATGAATAGATTCTAAATCATTTTTAACGCCTCTGAAAGTTGATGGGTGAGCAATCGCATAATAGTCATCATTGATATACGCAGGAATATCTCTTTCCTTCATGATATCAACAATAGCTTTAACGTGATCTTTACCCATTGCAACGTCATTAGTTACTGAAGTAGTTCCGTCAGTATCTAGAGTTACAGCAGTAGTTGATGTACCTCCAGTTGGAACTACAGCAAGTGGTGTAGCTTTGAACTGAGCATGTGCTGCTCCGTCAAATGCTTTCTTAGCATCGTTCTTTAGAACTTTGTTAATCACTTCTGTAACTGAGTGTTTTGATAAATCATCTAACTTACTAGAGTAGCCAACGCTGTTGCCGTACTCAGTAATTGTTAATTGATTTTGTTCTACAGTAAAACTAGTTTCAGGAATTGCTGTGCCTTCAGTTAAAGTTGTACCTGCAGTACCTACATCGCTGTAGATATTCCAGTTAAACTTATCACCTTTAGATAGACCTTTATTAGTCGCATCTTTAGCATCACAAAACTGTCTAAACTTTACCATAGGTTGCACAGCCATTCTAAGTACATCAGACAATTCGTCTGAATACATAAAACCACCGGCAGAATTTGTACCCCATACTTGAGCCATATTCTTTATTCTCCTATTTTAGTTTATTTATTTGTTTAAGTTAAAGTTGACCTCGTCTTTTTTGCATCATACGCACAACATCCGATCGAGTAGGAGGTGGAGGAGTATCCTCGCCTATACTTGCGGTACTTGAGGTAGATGGTTTGACGACATCTGCGCTCTGCCTTTTAGCTTCAACTTTTTTCATTGACGCTTTAGGTTTTGCTTTTTTTTCACCATCAACATTGGACAGTTTAGATTTTGACCATTGATCAACAGCCTCACACGCACTTCTAAATAACTCCGAGTCTGATCTCGAATTGCCACTTTGGGCATCTTCGGCTCTCATCTCGTGTACATATTGTGCAGCTAGGTATGTAGTATTTCGGTCTGCAAAAACATCTGGGTACTCTTGCCCCAGATCTTTTAATAGGTTGTCGAAAGCAACTTTACTTTGAACTTGCTGTGTCGCTTGTTCGGCTGCTTGTCGTGCAATCGCCATCTCATCAATTTTTGGTTGTTGAGGTGTGCGAGTTTGCAAAATTTGTTTTAAGGCATTCTTAGCTGTGTCGCCTTCACCAAATTGAATATCATGAACCAACTTGTTAAGTTGATCATCATCCATTTCTGATTCAGGTTTCTCTTCTACTTTCTCTTCTGCCTTTTGCTCTCTCAATTGTGCTAACTGTTCGGCTTGAGCCTTCATAGTTGCAGCTTCTTGAAATTTCTGCGTAGCAGAATCTGCCATTTGAGCCATACGTTTTAACTCATCAAGACTTACTTCTTTTTCTTGACCGTTAACTTTTAATTTATATGTCTGTGCTACAGTAGGTTCAGTAGGTTCTTCAGCCTCTTCTTCAACTGATTCCGCTTCAACTTCTTCTTGCTCGGAATCACTTGCTTCTTGAAGAGGTTCGTCTTCAGCAATAACTTCGCTATCGGGTTCTGCTTTAACTTCTTCTTCTTGTTCATATGCTTCTGGTACTTCAGTTTTTAACTGCTCTTTTCTTGCAGCTATAATAGAATCCAAAGTATTGTTTCTTGGATTGAGTAGTACTCGTTCTTTGTCAGCAATCTCTTTACGTTTTTCTTGATCGCTTCTAGTATCTTCTTCGTTAACCTCAAGGTGAGGTGCTTCTTTTGGGGCGTTCTCAACAACAGCTTCAGTAGCTTCAGGTTGAGAGATGCCCTCTTGGGTGATCTCTTCAGACATTATGTCCTCCTATGTTATTTGTTTAAATCTTCTTCTTGAATAATTTGCTCGGCAAGTATTCCTCGGTCGATTTGTTTCTTCAGATATTCTGTGAGCATAAAGAAAATTCTTGCGTCATTTTGCAACTTTCTAACTGTGTCAACTTTTGTTGCATCAGTAGAAATAAGTTTTCTTATAGCTTCACTAGAATCTTTTTTCGCCTGTTGTAAGACAGCCGATAAGCCTGTGTTGTCAGCTAATTCTTTTTCTATGTCCATTGCTTTACGAGCAATTTTAAATAAAGGGTCTTGAGCAAATTGATCAAACATTTGCTCTTCGTTAAATTCTAAGTCTGTGGGCATTTAAATCCTTATTGTAAGGGTTTAGTGAAAATTGATAACGCTTCACTTTTTAATTTAAAAAAATGTTCTGCATCAACTAACACGAGGGGTTTAGTATTATTTTTCTTTATAACCAGCAAAGGTTCATATTGTTTACAATTAGCCTTTGCTTGGTCATAGGCTTTCCATACATTAATCTTTTCTGTGTTTTTACATTCAATGCTGTATGGAAATTTACGTCTAGCAAGTGGGGACATCATTACGTCTTCACCGCCAGCTCCCATTGAACGACTCTCAAGATCACCTTCTTCTAAATGAAAAATTGTTGTTAATATATCTCGGACCCATTGTTGTAGTCTTCGACCTTTAGCTTTAGCACTTTGTGTTTTCATGAGGGCAATCTTAATTAGTAACCTGATTTTTTAGGTTTACCGTAAGTTGGTTTTGGTTTAGGTTTTTGTTGCATCCTCGTACCTGGTTTTGATGTAGGTTTACCTGTCGTAGATATAGCTGTAGGTACTTTATTTTTTTTCTTTGTAATTGTTTTGTAAATTGTTTTACCTACTGTTGAAATTACCATAATTATTATCCTTTACTTTTAGTTGTTTTATTTTTTTTCTTAGGAAAGCCAGCTTTCATATTGGCATAGGCTTTTTTAGAAATGGTACTGTTCTTTTTACTTCTAGATGTATTATTTTTTTTACGTTTGTTAATGTTTTCGTATAAACTCATATATTCTACTTACCATTTTACTTTGTTAGCCCAATAAGCTGCACTCATTTTGCCTTTAGCAATATTTGCACCGTGTCTAGCTTTAAAGGAATCTGATCTTTTAGTTTTAGTTCTGTCGCCAGTAACACCTTGTTGACCAAAACGAATTGTCTTAACTTGGTCACCAGATTTTGCTACTACCACATGAGATTTAGTTTTATGACTAGGTGTACGTTTAGGTTTATTATACCCACTCACACCTGCACTTTTTAATCGAGAGTCTTTATCACTCATGATTAACCGAAGATAATTGCAATTAAAGCAATTACCGCTATTGATAATGCAGCTCGTTTGTGCATCGGCATAGCCATAATTTTATCTTTTATCCAGTTGATTTTTTCCATTATCCTTGTCTCCTATTTTGATTGTTAACTAATGTCATTTGCACTTGTTGATCCGCTTGTCTTAATTTAATCTTGCTATCAATCATCTTCTCTGCTTCACGCAAAGTAAGCTGTGCTTTTAATCTTTGACTTTCATTTTGTTGTTTCAGTTGCTCTAACTGTAAATCACCTTGATTTTCCATTTCTTGCTCTTGTAGATTTGATTGGGCTGCTATCTGAGCAATCTCAATTTTGTTCTGCATTTCTGCTTGTTTGTCATTTAATGCTTTTTCCATTTGAGCAATTTGATCTTGCAATTGTTTCATTTGCGGATCATCTTCACCAAAGTTAAAGAATCGCATTCCGTCTTTGTAACCAAGTTTGCCAAATATTTCGGTGATGATTTCTTTTACATTAAGTGCTTGAGCAACAGATGGACCAACTAGTTGTGAAACTGTTTGAGCGCCCATAGTAAATTTTTGTAATTGCTCCATTGGATTAGTTGAGCCAATACCAACATTAACATTAAGAGATAATTTTTGTTTTAAGATCTCGTCAGTCATTTCATCAGTACCGTAAGTCTTGTACATATCGATATCTTGAGCAGCTAACTGCATAATTACTTGATCAGTTTCATAGCTTTGCTCTAGCTGAACTAGTTGACGCATTGTCGGCTCAACCCAAGTTTCAGCAAAAATTCTTAAATCGTATTCACCAATTGCTGATGCAGCTCCACTTATAAGTTGCATTCCACCAACAGTTTCATTTAATGATTTGTTAGATTGCACTGAACTTGTAGAAAAGTTTCCAGCAAGTTCATCAAAGTCTAAGTTTAATCTATCTTGTTCAATGTAACTTGATTGCGTAACATCAGGCGCTCTATTAATAACAACATCCGTAGCAGGATCTTCCATTAATACAACTCCACCAGGTGTACTGCGAACCAGCGCGTTAAGATCAATATTCCTCCCTTGGCGGGCAAACATTCTTCCATTTAGTGCTAGTTTTATATTGTCAAGTCTCTGATTCGCAATATCGTTGGTTTCCTTCTGAATTTCAGAAGTTAACGAAACTTTTGATTGAGGGTAAATTTTATGTGCTTCAAGAACAGTGTAACCCATTGTAAATGGTCTAACCCCATGTAGATACACCTCTTCAATTGGTCTTGGTGAAGTTAAAAGTTGTTTGGTTGAGAGTGAATAAAAATGATAATCTTTACCATCTTTTTTTACAAAGTTTTCATGTACCCAAATAATTTCATAATCACTAACAGATTTATTTGAAGTATCAGTACTATCTTCTCTATATTCTTCTCGTGCCGAACGAGTAGAATCATTTTTCATTTTACCGTCAGATGATCCCGCTATAATTTCTTCACTATACGTTTTCCATTTACCCATACCTGTTTTAGGGTCACGCTCTTTCATTTTAGCTTTAATGTCGTGAATATACATTGGGATACAATAGATCACATAAGGTGAACTATTAATTGGATCCATCCAATCAGAACCAGGATCAACTCTTAAATTCTCAGGGGCAATTAAATCAATTACAGGTTTGTCTGTAATTACTTCAATTTCATCTTCAACTTTGCCTTTAAGCTCACCATCAATATCTAATAACGGTAAACCGTTTTCATCAAACTCTGGTACAAAACCTGATCTAATTTTCTTTTCTGCGTATTCCCAATAGTTTTTAGTAGCACACACACCTGTCACTTGTGCATCTTGAAATGCACCTACGACAGTTAAAAACCACGGAATAGTTTTTTCTAAACGATAATTAATAATCTTATTCATGATCTTAGCACTTGCTACTTGCGTAGGATCACGATCATCTTCTGGGCGAATACTAACCATATCTTTAGTAGAGAAGAAAGCGGCCGCACATGCAGCTTCGTTTTTACGCACACTTGCTCTAGTCTTTGGTCTAAAAACTTTACTTCTATTTTTATAAGTGTCTGATGAATATTTTGATCCTTTTGGATGCTCTGAATTAAACGCTCTTAAATTAGACTCCCAATCATGTCTTAAATTAGCATCAATAAAGTCAGTAGACTTTTCAAATGCATTTTTTGCTAGTCTTAAAAATTCTTTATCTTTTTCATTACTAGCAACAATTGGTTGGTCTTCGGAACTATCTTCGTAATCTTCCATAATGTTTTCCTTTAAAATAATTTGAGGTCTTCTTCGTGGTAAGGGCCTGCACCTCTTTTAATATTATATCTTTCTAAAAATTCACCGCCTGCACGAACTACAAGAAGTAATCCAGGGTCATTTTTTAGTGCATCAATCTTAATAATAAATCCATACTTCTCACTGAGAATAAAATTTCTAATAGTAACAATACCGTCACTAACACTTGCGGTTACTCCCCAAGCATGACCCGGATAATGATCATTTAATTTTTCTGAAACTTTTTTTGATAGCTCAATATCTGCTAATGGAATAGGAGCGTTGCCGTCTTTGTCTTTAGCTTCGTCATGATATTGTAAAGGGCTAATTAGTTCAGACATTAAGGATAATCCTCTTGCCTAAATTCCCTATCACCAGAAAACTCATAAACCACAGGTCGATTGTAATCTTCATCGTAATAATCAGGGTCTGCGTCTAATATTAATTGTATCCAACTAATTTCCATTGTGTGCCTCCATGACAGTTAAATATTTGTTAATGTATGTTTATTTTTTTTAACATCAGCATAAAACATGCTTATGTTTGATAATATAATAATGATATTTTTTGTTTCGTATTTTACTTTGGTCTTAGCAGGCGTTCCTACTTATCTTTAATTTCTACAAAGATAGTTCTATTGTAAGTACGCCCACCCGAAGTTGTAATTTCACATTTTACTTTGTAAGTTGTGCCATTAGTTCCACCTGATACAAAAACAGTTGAAATCCCAGCACTAGTAAAACTTTCACTTACCTTAGTAAGTCCTGTATCTGGAGTAAATGTACTACCAGTTACAGTTTCAGAAGACTCTAGTAATGAACCAAAGTTAATCTGATAATCTAAAGTTTCATCAGGATCTTTTACAAAGTATGCCATGTTACGCTACTGTAAATACGCCTGCGGCATTTATCACGATAGTAAATGTACCTGCTGTTGAAGCCACTGATCCACCTGCTGTATTTAAATCAACATAAGCAATCAATCCATCACTTGCATGTGTATCTGAATATAACGCAGCATATTTAGCTGTAATTGTAACAGATGATCCAAACGTAATATCATCACAATCAAACTTAACTGTTCCACCAGACTCTGTAACCGTTGGGTTAGCAATAGTCTGAACACTGTAATCACTATCGGTTACTTCATTAGTTAAATCTGAAATAGTCGAATGCGTTGCCGCTGGTGAATAAGTTGATGTTAATAGTTTGCATTTTAGTGTATCGCCATTTAAGTCGATATCACCATTTATAATTCTTTCTTTGCCATCGTTGTAGATGACCCATGAGCCTGCAGCCATAATTTTTTCCTCTTAATAGTTATGCAACTCTCTGCACATCATTGCCGTTTTGGTCATTGACTTGTTGCGAGATCTTGCGAGATTGTTCTTGTGCAATTTTTGTTACCACTAAATCATTTCCGTCTGCACTTAGGAAACTAGCAACAAGCTGTCTGCTTTGTCGCTGTGGTGCGATAGTTCTTCCTGCTGGTTCAAATGATCCAGTTAATAGAAGAGGGGCTAAAGTTGTAAATTGATAACTACCTAAATTAACAGGTATCGTATTACCGATTCTTAAATTAGTTTGTTTGCCTGCAATAGTTAATGTTTCATGCGGGTCACGATCAATACCTGCATCAATTGCGTTACCGATAACCAATGATACTTGATATTGAGCATCAAATATTGCTGTATAACCAACAGAAATATTTTGATCTATTATTGTAGATACTTGATAACCAACACTTGAACCTAATGACGATGCATTAGGATAAACTTTTACGTCAGTAATAACATCAGCTGCTTGTTCAGATATTGTTAAGCTCGTTGCTCCAACACTTAAATTGTGA